CTAACTCTTCACCATCTGAATACTCAGGCTCTATTGTAATTTTATAGATTGGTATATCTTTTGTCATAACTATATTATATTTTTTTTATATTTGTTCAAAAATTAGAAACTATGATAGAATTATTTGGCAAAGAAATCCCATCTAAGATGGATGAATTAACATTAGAGCAGTTCCAAAAGATATCTGCTATCCATAATAATGAAGAGTATGATACTCTAGAAAAACATTGTAAAGTCTTTGAGTACTTAGGCATTACAGAGGATGAGATGGATGTAGACTTTGACCTGTTCTTAGCTAATGTTAAAGAGTTTAATAATAATAACTATACTCATAAAGATACAGTAGAAGAGATAGAGCTAGAGGGATATACTTATAAGGCTGAGATGAAGCTCTCAGTGAAAGATAGTAGGATTGTTGAAAAGATTGTTAAGAAAGATAATAAAGAATATATATCAGACATTATGGCTCTTATGTTTAAACGAACTGACTTGACTAATACTGAGCATTATGATCCTGCACATCTAAAACACAAAGCTAAACTATTCAGCAAGCTCAAAGCAGATATCTCTATCCCTTACCTTACCTTTGTAACTAACAAAATCACTACCCATGCACAATCACAAACTACCCAAGCAGTGGAATCAGATATCAGTGGAGCAGTTCCTGGAGATCAGGAGGCTGAGTAGTGAGGATGGAATGTTTAACTATCAGATTGATGTACTTTCTGCTTTAACAGATAGCGATATCTCTGACTTTGAGGACCTAGATATAGATGAACTAGGTAAATTGACTGAGCAGATTAAATGGATACAGTCAGAGCCATCTAAGAGGTATAAGAATAAGATAGATAATTATGTGCTTAAGCCTTATTCTAAACTATCACTAGGGGAGTTTATAGACCTAGAGCATTACTTCTCTAATAACTACTTAGATCACTTCTGCCATATCTTAGCCTTACTCTACAGGAGGACATCTAAGAATGTTTATGGTGATGACATTATAGAGCCTTATGAGTATAGCCCTAGAGATAGATTAGATTGGTACTTAGACTATCCTATTACTGATGTTTATGGATTGATACCTGAGTATATTAAGTATAGAGAGAATTTTACCAATACCTACACTAATTTACTGACTGATGTAGTGACTGATGACGAGGTGCTAGAGGATGCTGATGAGATAAAAGAGCAGAAGAGAGAACAGCAAAAGCAAAAGTTTGCATGGGAATCTACTATCATGGCTCTATGTAATGATGACCTTAGTAAGTTCAATAGTATATTAGAGATGCCTGTAGTGTTAGTCTTTAATATCTTAGGAATGAAAAAGACTTTAGACAGTTAATGGATAGTTAGGAGTAAATCCTGCAGGAGGATCTAGTGCATAGAATGTATAAGTAAGTCTCTGATCACTTTCTAATATTTCAGCTACCTCTAAGATAGGATAGTTCTGAGATATCCATTCTACATATTGACTATAGATTTCATTAGTAATACCTGCATTAGCTAGCTCTCTAGTAAAAGTATTTACATAATCTCTAGGAGTAATTACTCCACCATTCCATAAGAAAGCACCGTTATTTAAAAAGATAAAGTAATACATGGCTACTATCTCAATCTCTAAGCTACCGAATCCTGTAACCTTAGCATTGATTCTAATAGATTCTACTAGTGTACCCTGACCATCTACAATATCATTCCTTAAGATTCTCTTTAATATATTAGCCATCCTCCTACGAGTAGGATACAATACATTAAATTCACCTGTATTCTTATATGCCATAACTATATTATATTAATTAAGCATTTTGTTCAGGAATTTGACAATTTGTCCATGACTTAATCACTACTGAAAGATTCATCTGCCACCCTGCAGCATAGTCTAGTAGGTCATTGTTCAATGGTATAAAGATAGGCTGTCCATCTATATCAAAGTCATAGTCATCTGAGAATGTAAACTCTAGGTAAAGGTCCTGCAGTATCTGCTGAGTATCTGATAAGATAGTAGTGATGTTAGCTCTATCCATCTGTATGATATCAAAGCAATATATTTCTAGATTAAAGATAGTGACATTCTGATAGGGAGTAACTCCACTAGGTACTACATAGACTAGAGGATACTTCTCATCTTTAGTAGCAAAGTTTACCATCTGCTCTTTAAAGTCTGAGCCTACCTTTTTTACTTGCAGGTGATTGTCATAGAATGTAGTAATCTTATCTACTATGGATTGATAGCTTATCATCATAATACTGAATTATTTTGTATGTTATTAATGTGATTCTGTGAGGATGTTATCTCAGTCTCAGATACTACTGCTTTCACTGTTATGTTGTTTGTGCCACCTCCTGCATTCACTTGACTACCTGTATTAGCTTGACCAAATAGACTAGGTCCTGATGGTGCTACTGCTGTAGTAGATGGTGTAGGAGTATTAGTACTAGGAGCTGTACCTGATGTAAATGTAGTAGATGCTATCTTAGCTATGTTAGTAGCTGAGGTAACTGCTGCGAATGCTAGTGATGCTATACCTGCAGGATTAGGTACAGGACCTATAGCTATTGGTGAGGATGCTAGGGATGCTGTAATAGCTTTACCTGCATCTACTATAGCACCTGCTAACTGCATAGACTTATTAAGTTGGAATTGTTTTTTAAGTAATGCCTCCTCCTCTTTACTACCTTTCTTAACTTTCTTTAGTTTGTTCTCCATAGCCAGGTTAGTGATACCCTCAATAGCTGAGATAGATTGACCTGCATAATCTAGAGCTGCATCTGCAGTCTTAAGCTGCTCTGCTCTTTTTTTCTCCTCTGCCTCTTTGACAATAGCTAGTTCTTTATCTTTAGCCTCTTTAGTGATATCAGCTAGACTAGTCTCTAGTTCAGTCTTAAGTTGTTTTAGTAATGGATCTCCCTCTTTTAATAAAGCTACTTTCTCATCAAAGGCTGCTAATAAAACTGCTTTCTCATAATCTGCAGTAAGTATTAACTGCTTAACTTTATCCTGCTCATTAGCTGCAGTAAGTCTCTGAATCTCTAAGTACTTCTCGTCCTCTAACTTAATAGCAGCTGCTACATCTTCTTTATCCTTTTTATCCTTAGCCTCTTTTTCTAATCTAATTCTTTCAGCTTCTTTGTTATTAATATTATTAATCTCATTCATTCTCAATATCTCAAGCTCATTAGTATCTTTCTTATACTTTACAGCCTTAGCTATTAGATCAGCATACTTTGCCTCTACAGCATTTTTCTCTACAGTGATAGCATCTAGAGTAGCATCTATATTAGCCTGTCTAGCTTTGTCAATTTCTTTCTGTATCTCATCTCCTCCTGTATCTTTTGCCTTAGGTGTTCTAGCAGGCTTAGACTCTTTAACAGTCTTAGGCTTCTCCTCTTTCTTAGGCTTATTATCCTCAGTAAATTTAGTATTAATTAATACCTGTCTATTTGATTTACTATCTAATATTAATTTATTCTCTGCTGCTATCTGAGCTTTAAGTTTTTTTAGCTTCTCCTGATCAGCTGAATCACCTAATGCTAGCTCTTTAGAATATGCATCTCTTGCTAGTTGTAATCTTTGACTAGCACCCCATTGCACAATCCATGTCCTTTTTACTTCTAAGTCATAAGTGTTTTTACCTAGTGCTTTTTGTTCTGCTATCTGCCTATCTATTGCAGAGGTATTTAAGTCAGTAGCCTCATTAATTCTTTCAGATCCCTCTTCAAATGCCTTAGCAGATTTCTCTGCAGCTTCCTCAGCAGCATATTGTGTAAGTCCTAGCCAATCTGTAAGAGCTTTAAACCCATCAATCAATGCATTGATAGGAGCCATAATAAAACTTAGAACATCGTCTAATAATCCAAATGAATCTAGCACTAAAGCTACTACAGCTATAATGGCTACTACTGCAGCTACTATTAAAAATATAGGATTCATTAAGATCGTTACTCCTAACTTTATAAATGCTTTTGATAGTGTACCTATCATACTAGTAATACCACCTATTGACTTAGCTATATCAGCCTTACCTATAGTGCCTAATGCACTAGCAAAAGTCTTAGACTTCTCTGCTGCCTCTTCAAAGTCCAGGCTCATCAATGAGCTTTGTATACCTCCTAGTCCATTGCTTACCTGTTCAAACTTAGAGCCTGATGCAAAGACCTTAACAGCCTCATTAGTATCCTTAATCTTATCACTGAGTACACCTGCCTGTTGAGCAAGTGCAGCCATTTGTGCAGGATCTGTAGCATTAGCTAACTCACCTTTTAATTCTCTTAACTCAGCTTTCATCTGAGCTATGCCCTGTATCTTAAGGGGGATTACTACTTCATTCATATACTCTGATTTCTAGGGTGTTTTTAACTAAGTGTGTATCATGATGTGCTGCAGTAGGGCTGTGCAGGTTGGTAGTCTCTATCTTAATAGTATCAATAGTTTTTCTATATACTAATGCAATACTATTAGTAGCTACTTGACTAAGTGTAGTATAAGTTTTATCTAAAGTAAAAGCTCCTGCAAATGTACCCTCATATACTCCTGTGCTTATTCTAGTCCAAACTATAGGTCCTATAGTATTCTCTAGCTCTATGACTGTAGGTGCTGCAGTACTACTCTGACTAATTAAAGCTATGTACTTCTTATAGGTAGGTAGGATGTCACTAACTGCTCTACCATTGAAAGTGTTAGTCACTGTAAGATTAGTAGTAGCTATGCCATCACTAGTCAAAGCCTGATAATCTCCTACTACTATCCCTCTCACTCCATCAGTCACTATGTTACCTGAGCCAAAGATTAGAGCATCAGTGTTATTAGTAGTGACATTAGTAGTAGATCTGTAGGCATTCATGATACTATTAATCTGAGTACCATTGCCTGGTCCTACAGGCTCATTATTTCCACCAAAGAATGGAGGTAGGTCTATCTCAGTCTCTAAGCTAATCAGCTCTACTTTGGTAGGTGTTGAGTCATTAGCATTATAATCTATAATCTTATTAATACTCCACCATGAATTATCTATCCTTATCTTATCATTCAGCTCCATGTATTGGATGTCAGTCTCTCTGAGATAAAAGTAGGCAGTCAATAGCTTACCTCCATTTATCTGAGCTACTGTTCTCCTCCAATAACTATTGTACAAATTGTTGTTAGTGTTCTGAGCTACCTGATAGTAATAGTATTGACAGGGTGCAAAGTTAATATCAAAGGTAGGATTAAAGGGATCAGCTCCTCCAAAGTGTGAGAGGTAGGGATAGACTCCACCTGTAGATAAGTTGTTATCATAGCTTGAAAGTATAAAAGCCTCTTGAGCAGTTACCTGTCCATTATCAAATAGTATTCTTATATTAGTCTTAGGTGCTGCACCATTGAGTAATGGGAGGAATGCACCGAACTCTGTTTGCTGTACAGGAGTAGGTGAAAAGATAAGCTCTTTCACATCTATCTCTTTTACATACTCATTGTCAAAAGTTACCTCTACCTGTCCATAGATTTCTCTAGTGACATCAGTATAGACTGTATTAGGTGAGTCAGTATCTGCCTTATAGCTGAGTCTTAGTTTCTTATTGCTAAGCTCAGGGATAAAGATTATAGACTGCTCTTTGTCTTTCATTAGTAGGTTGGTCCAATCTACTGCCTTACCTGAATCATAGTACTCATCTCTAGCAATTAGTATTAGGTTATTCTCATTCTCAATATCAGGAGTAGCATATAGATTATACATCATAAAGATGCTCTTAATGAAATCAGACTGCTTAATCTTCTCAGGGATAAATGTATTCATAAACACATCACCACTGTTCAATGGGATGTTATCAGATGGTCTAATTGTAAGCTCTAAAGTTGTTACATTAACTTGAATCTGAGGAGCTGTGAATGGTCCTGCTAATGGTGAGGATACTATCTGCCACATAGGTACAAAGTTATCATAAGGACCAGGTATATCATTACCATTTACATCAGCAGCTACAGCATCTACTCCTAATACTAATAGCTGTATATCTGCATAGTCTATACCTAATTGATCTACATCATTGAATGCACCTTGAAATGTTAGTATATTGTCAAAGCTCCCTATATTAGTAGTAGTAGATATTGGGCTTGTGCCATCAAAAAATATAGGAGTACATCTTACACTAAAATTACCTGCACCTGATATCCTAGCTCCTAACTTTACATAGTAGTTAATATAATTTGCAGTAGAGTTACTGCTAGGTATAAGACTAACAGTACCTGTAATCCTAGCTGAGTACTCATAGAATTGACCTGCTGCATTATTAGTCCATTGAGGAGTAGTGTACTGTCCATTGGTAGCATTATATATACCTGCAGGATCTGATATCTCAGTCCATCCTGTAGTGACATTCATAGTAGCTCCTACTTGAGATGCTTGAAAGTAAGGGCTAGTAGTCTGAGTAGCAGTCAAAGTCTGTCCACTATTCTCTACCTCTACCTTATAATCATTCCAATCCACTATATTCTGATCACCATTGTATGGTATCAATAGCTTATCAAAGTTAGCAGCTGCTAGTCCATCCCAAGTATATGAGTATCCTGAGCTAGCAAAGATTCTATCAAAGTAAGTCTGAGCATAGATGCCAGGTTTAAACCAATTTAATTGATACTGATTGTCTATATTAAATGGCATTACATATTTATAGCCATCTGTCACTGTATTATTAAAGCTAGCAATTACAGCAGGTGCATCTACTACATGGTCTAAGTCTGAGAAATCTAAGTCACTCAAATACTTATTAGAGATGTCAGTAAAGAATGTACCTCTATCCTCTTTAATCAATACCTCATACTCCACCATTTGCTCATAGGCTGATGTGAGCTGTGACTTCTTAATGTTAATGAGCTGAAGAGTTGCATTAGTCATTACAGGTATACCATCCTGAATAACATCACAGCTAGTGAGCTGATTAATATTAAAAGTGCCAGCTTGAATGTTTACATCATAGTAGTGATTGAGCAGAGTATTGTTATTGTTATTACCTACTAGAGTAATGGTCTTACTAAAGTTACCTGTTCTCTTAGATATATCTCTGATATCTCCTACACTAAAGTTCAGAGGGAATGATGTACCCTCTTTAACATCTAGATAACCTGTGCTAAGTTGTATCCTAACCATTGATAGGAGTATTAAGAGCTAGCTTAATAGTTACTGATTGCTTAATTAGATTCTTATTTCGCTGTCTAAAGTTCTCAAAGGATGTAGAGTCTATAGTGCAAGCTCTATAATCTGTACCATTGTAGTAGAATACTTGAGGGGATGTCAATAACTCCTGGAATCTATTAGCATTGTATTGGTCCATCCAATTAGTATTTAAGTCTAAGGTGTTAGATACATTGATATTATATGTTCTGCTACCCATAGCCTCTGAGCTGTATACCCATTCATTAGCACCATCTACATAACCATCTACATGCTGATTATACATCTCTCTAGTTATCTGCCCTTTCTCATAGGTCTTAAGCTGAAATGCAAAGTGCTGCCATGATCCCATTCTATCTAAGTAGTATAGTGCATCTTCATTGATAGCACATCTATTGTCATACTGAAAGTAGTATCTAAATTCAGAGCCATTATCTCCTACTATCTCTACATAGAAATTTTGATTAGCAGAGGTAGATGGATCTACTTGAAAATTATATAAACCATCTGCAGGGCTAATAGAGAACGGTCCTAGAAATAATGCATCATTAGCAGTATTATAATAACTTAATGTATAAGCCACTCCATTATATACCCTACACATTAGATAATAAAGAAAGCCACTATCTGCTACTAGAGCAGCTGCAGTAGATGAGGTGTTAGGATTAGTAAGGGATGTTAGTGCATAGCTAGGATTTGTAGTTCCTAAGTAACTTGCAGATGGGAATGATCCCTGAGCATAGATGCCTAAGCTATAAGCTCCATTAAATACCTCCTGGTCTACTATAGTCTCATCATCTAATACCTGAGTCTTTCTTAAATCTGCATAGGTTACAGTGCCATTAATAGTGTCATCAGTAATAGTAGACCAAAGTACATTGACAGTAAACTGATTAGCATTATCTACAGTAATAACAGTATGCAATCCCTCAAGTGCAGGATTAGCTACTCCACCATCTGCCTGAGTAATTACTATCTGATCTCCTACTATAAAGCCATGAGCTGTATATTCAATTAAAGTATTTAATCCATCAGGTGCTAAGTCATCTGTATACAGTATATTATCTATAAACTCATAGCCTAAGTCTATATCATATTGATACCATGATTCATTGACTTGACCTGGTGCAAAGTTCCATGTCACTAATGATTGCATCAGCCTACTTATATCCTGCTCACCATAGCCTGTACTGAATACAGGTAGTACTCTATATTGAGCCACTACATTTGCAGGGATGTGAGATCCTGCTGCAGGATAGATGGTAAAGATGTATCTAAAGCCAGGCTCATTCTTATTAGTATTATCTATGATATACTTAATAGGATTGTAAGCAGGCATCAATACAGATGGCTGTGCTATGATTGTAGTACTAGGCATTATTCTCCTTTAAGAGACTTTAACTCTTCATACAAAGCAAGGAGCTGAGCCTCTTTTTGAGCAATCAGTTCCTCTTGAGTAGGTCCTTCTACTTCAATGAAAACTACTTCAACAAGTCCATTCTTGTCATAAATTTCATTTCTTATTTGTGTCATATTATGCTGCTGTTAAATTTATTGCACATAGATTAGTTGTTGATGAGGATAGAGTAGCTGTACCAAGTGTAGATGGTGCAGATCCAAAAGTAGCAGATGCAAAGACACTAGAGTAAGCTGTACCAAAAGCATTAGTAGATATGGGTGTCATTTGAGCAGCATCAAGTACACTTACTGAAACACTCCCACTTGAATAACAACCCAACCAATAAACTGTACCTGCTGTAAATGTATAAGATGTAGTAAATGTTTTAACTCCTATTGTGCTTGCATCAAGGTTAGTACTTTCTATTAATTTAGAACTAGGCACACCATTCAAATCAGAATATACAAGTATTCTTATATTTGTTGCACTAGATCCTGCTACATTAAGTTGAAGATTTGAAATTGTTATTGAATTTGCAGGGATAAAGGGATATAAAGAAATATTATTAGCAGATGCAGATGAACTAGAATTAGCTGTTGTAGCATTTGTACGAACACCATAAGACCTACCTGATATAGGCTTTGTTAACACATGAACTCCGCCACCTCCTGCTATCACTAAGTCACCACTACCTAATAAACTATTACTGTTAATAGTCTTAATGTTAGTGCCACTTACTAATGTATCTTGTAGCCCACTCTTTATGTTTGCACCTGTTACTGACTTTGTTACATATGTACCTCCTCCTGAATCTTCACTAATCTCTACTAAGTCAGTAGCAGCTAATGCTGTACCTTTTGCTGTTAATTGACTGATCTTTTTATTTGCCATTATATATATTTATTTATTGTGTTACTCTTTCATACAAGCTATCCTCAGTGAATCTGCTATCTCCTATCTCAGTGATTCTGTCATCACTAAAGACAGGACCTGTAGTAGCTAGTAGCCATGCCTCCATCCAATTTGCATTGACTGTAGTATCTTGACCTAACTCTTTCACTATGTCCTGGAGATAGTCAGTAGATGTAGATGGATCACCTCCTACTGCAGTTAATAAATCTTTCATTAAATCAGTAGAGGTAGCTAAGTTCACTCCATAGTAATTAGCTATGCCATTAAGGTAGCTACCATTAACGAGACCTACTCCTAGATTATCTGCTATTTCTTTTAATGTATCACTCATAACTATATTACATTGAGATAGGTTTTTGTTTAGAACGCATAGTATGAGTCATCAGTGTAATACTCCTGCCTGATGTAAGTGGTAGCATATCGGATAGCATCCATAGCATCGTCATATAATTTGACAGGCTCATCCATTATCTGATCACCTATCTTTTTCCACTTATAGTTCTCATACTCTTTCATTATCTGCTTATCCTCCTGACAAAATACTCCAAAGGTCTTGATGTTATCTATGCCTTTCTTAACTACCTTGTTAGCATTATGCACATCATACCCTGCAGTATTCATCTCTGCTATTATCTCAGGTCTTGAGTAGTCTGC